CCCCATCTGCGAGCAAGCCAAACTGTTTGCCAAAATAGCAGGCACAAGCACGCTCACCTATCACGCCATCCAACTCATCAAGCAACTGGGCTATGAGATTGAAGCAATCCGCACAGTGGAGACTCTATGAAAAACGGAGACTATCTAATTGTCTGCGAGGACAAAGTACTAGCGCGTGTAGGCGATGACTCAGATACAGCAGTCCAAAGTCTGTACAGGTACTACCTCAACAACTCCAAAGCCAAGCCCGATGCATACCTAGTCCAAGTGGTTGCGTCACTTGAGTATCCCCCGCCTGAAATCAGAACACTAGCCCACGAGAGGATGACATGAAGTGGTCAAAACTTAAATACAACGCCAAAGCCAACACACACAGGGCGGGGTGGGCATTTTGGTATCTCATCATTGACGATGCAGATGTCTGCACCATACGCTACATACCCGACTTGGAAGCAGACTATAGATACGAAATCCTACCGAACGGCCCCGATGAGTTCGAACTTGGTAACTACAGTTTCAAAACACTCAAGGAAGCCAAAGCCTACGCTACCGCCTACTTTGTAAACCAACGATTGGAGGAATCGCTATGAAACCAACTGACGACTTAACCGAATTTCAAATCCTCTGGTGCGTGGCTGTCGCACTTACCTTAACCGCATTAGTATTCAGCCTACTCAACTAATGCACATCATTCACTAACTTAACAGAAAGACTGCAATGAAATATTCAGACATCAAGACTTCCATCTTGGCTAACTTCCAACGTGGTAACCAACTTGTCCCTGCAATCCTAGGCAAACCGGGCGGGGGTAAGAGTTCACTAGCCCGCGAGATCATCATGGAACTAGGCATCAAGCCTGAGCGCATCACAGAGTTCAACCCTTCACTGCGTGACCCCGTGGACATCATGGGCTTGCCTCGTACTGACGGTGACTTCTCCAGATGGGTTCCGCCTTCAGAGTTCTATCGTATCCGCAACGATGGTGTGGACGAGGCTTGTGCCTTACTAATAGAAGAGTTCACAGATGCGCCAGTGCCTATGCAAAATCCATTGTGTCGTGTGCTACTCGACCGTATGGCCGGTGAGTTAGAGTTGCATCCTAAGTTGCACATCATCTTGACAGGCAATCGTACAGAGGACAAGTCTGGTGCTACCCGTATGACTACCAAACTGGGTAATCGTATTCAGCAGTTCACATTCGACGAGAACCTAGACGACTGGTGCAACTGGGCATTGGACAAAGGCATCGCCGTGGAACTTATTCAGTTCTTGCGTTTCAGACCTAACCTCTTGTCTGACTTCGACGCCAATCGATCAATCAATCCAACTCCAAGGTCATGGGCTGCAGTCAATGAGGTTGCCCCTGAGTTACCTAGTGACTTGTACTTTGGCAACATCGCAGGTCTCGTAGGCGAGGGTGCGGCGGCTGAGTACACAGGCTTCAAACGTATCTTCGAGAACTTGCCCGACATCGACGGCATCTTGATGAACCCCGCCAAGGCTGATGTGCCTGACGATATGCCCGTGTTGTTTGCGTTGACTGGTGCGTTAGCGCATCGTGTTAGCAAAGACAACTTCGATCGTGTATGCGAGTACATCGGTCGTATGCCCCCCGAGTTCCAAGTTATGTGTGTATTGGATTCCAAGAAGATCAAGCCTGAGATCGTGAATACCAAGGCATTCGTAGCATGGGCTGTCAAGAACGCTAGCGTTCTTTCTTAATTAACTAACTGGAGAACTTAATGGAATTAACCACCCTTGCATCCAAAGCGATGCTAGTCAAACTCACCGTGCGTCGGGCTAACCTGACCAAGCGTGACACCGTAGCCGAGGCGATCATTCAGCAACAGATGGACGACACATCACTCGTGGTCAATAGCAAATTGTTTAGGGACAAACTCAATCCCATCAACAAGATCATGACTGCGGCGTCAGAGGTTTACACCTATCACAAAGCGCACACGCTTCCCTACATAGACAAAGGCCCACGCATTCTGCCCAACGAGCAGTACATGGAGTACACAACTGAGATGCGCCAACGCATCAACGGCATGGACAACATGATGGCACTGCATATGCCTAAGTACGACACGTATGTGCAACTTGACATACAACACAGAAGTCTTAGTCCGAACTCCAGAGCTAAGGTAGAAGACTATCCTAGTTCAGATGAATTCCAAAGTCGTATGGGATTCGATCTGCGGTTCACACCACTGCCTGATGCCAAGCACTTCCTGTTCGATATCAGCGATGCGGACATGCAAGCGTTCAATGAGTCGATGGACTCGGTGGCGCGTAGTGCGAGGACTGAGGTCATCAAGGGTATGTTGGAGCCACTGCAACACTTGGTCGAGAAGTTGAACAAACCGATCGGTACTGAGGGACATATCTTCCGTGACACTGCGGTGGAGAACGTCATCGATGGACTCAAGCGCGCCAAGATGCTCAATATCAATGCAGACAGTGACATCGACAACATGGCAGACACACTCATGGCATCAATCAAGATGTATGAGAACAACAAGGATGTCCTACGTCAGTCACCTGTTGTGCGTGAACAAGCAGCCAAGAAGTTAGACGAGATCGCCAAGAAGATGGCAATGTTTGGGATGACACCATGACGCATGAAAACCTACCTGCACTAAACAAGTACACAAGTGCGGTGCAGTATGAAGCGTTGAAGGAAATCAACGAGACAAACTCAATCGTGAAGATTGTCCAACAAGGGAGATCAAGTAAGACACTTGGTGCCCTGATCCGGTGTATGTGGATAAAGCAGAAGGACTACACAGACGATAGCGGTGTACTGCGTGAAGGGTGGTTTGTTACAGAAAATGGACTACATGCAATGAACCTGTTCGCTGAGAAGGAGCAAGCCAAACAAGATGAAGCTAACCGTATCGCTGAACTTGCGTCTAAGTTTGAGAAGGCGTGTCTTATTCTTAAAGAGAAGAGTGAGCGTAACCGTCCAGAGATTAGTTACCTCAAACTAGAGATAGAGAAACTTGAGAAAGAGATTGACGATGCTGTGAAAGAAGCTAACAGCATTGCTTGCTTTCTAGATAGTGGTGACGCAAATGCAGTTCTAGTAAAACTAGACATGGCTGGATACAAGAAACAGCGCGAGTACAACCCCAAGCGTAACCCTTACTACGATCGATACGAAAGGAGTTTTTAAATGACCTACGAAGATGCATTCTTGTTGTCGGTTGGTATCAACATCGGGTTGGTATATCTTAACCATCGCATCAACACTAAGTACCACGAGATGGGACTTATATTTACATCACTATTGTTTGTGATGAAGGGTGTCGCAGACAAAGACATAGACCTCAAGAAAGACAGTGATGGAAACATTCATATAAAGGAGAAAGCAAATGGCTAGTAAGTTAGACAAAGCAAAAGCACAGATCGTGCTTGATTACCCGTTCTTCGCGGCAATTCTGTTGCGTCGTAAGTTAATCGTGACCCGAGAGATACCAACACTGGCAGTCGATGCCCGTAGCAATATCTATGTCAACCCTGACTTTATTGAGACACTAACTGTGCCTCAGATTGTGTGGGGCTTATGTCATGAGGTAGGTCATGTGATCGGACAGCATGCACTTCGTGTCGGTTCACGTAATCGTAAGAAGTGGAACTATGCAGGTGACGCATGGATCAATGACACACTCGATGACTCCAATGTCGGACAGCGTATCCCCAACTGTGTGGACATGCAAGGTAGTAAAGATCAGACTACTGAGCAGATATATGACTCACTGCCTGATGGTGATGGGCCGGGTGGTACGGGTGAGGACATCTTCTATGGTGACGGTGTTGATGGTCAAGGCAAGCCTCTCACCTCTGACGAGATACGTGAGATCGAGGGACGCATGAAGGTAGAGATCGCTGAAGCAGCGCAAGCAGCCAAGATGCGCGGTAAGTTATCGGGTAAGTTGGCAAGCATTGTTGCAGACCTTCTTGAAGTCAAGACACCTTGGTATGAAATCCTCGAGAAGCACATGACTTCTCTAGTACAGCAAGGTCAATCATGGCGTCGTCGCAATCGTAGGTTCGAGGACTATCTGCCATCAACAGATAAGTTGCCACAGATGGGGACGCTTGTTGTGCAAGTCGACGTATCTGGATCAATCTCCAGACCTGAACTAGCAGCCTACAACGGTCACCTATCACGCATCATCTCGCAATGCAGACCAGACAAAGTTCACGTAATCTATACAGACACAGAGGTACAACGACATGACGAATTCGATTGTGGTGAAGAAGTTAACCTTGAGTTCTATAGCGGGGGCGGTACTCACATGCCTGCTGGTTTTGATTACTGCGCTGAACACGGTATTGATCCTGAGGTATTTGTCTGCCTCACCGACGGTTATACCGATTTTGGTAGTGACCCCGGATACCCAGTCGTGTGGTGCATCTCATCAGAAGTTGAAGCCCCTCACGGTGAAAATGTCCACTTCGAGTTAGAAGCGTAAATCTAACTCATCAACTAACTAACTGAAAGGAAATAGTATGGGATGGAATTGGCAAATGTATGAGACGCAGTGGCAACGCAAGCGTAAGAACTCAGACAACAAGCGTATGTGGAGAGACTGTGATCTCGTCAAGCAAGACGATGGATCGTTCAATATCTATTGGGCTTACAACGTATGGGAAAGAGATGAAGCCACAGGTAAAGTCAAGACAAAACGGGGTGAACGCAAACCACTAGCACACATCACACAAGACAATGTGTTGACTATTACGTTTGATCGAACACCATGTTTGACCTCAATGAAACGACTAAGTTACATCATTGGCTTAGAGGTGTATGGCGACTCAGCGCATCACAAGACTAACATACATAAGGTACGTGTCTCTGCTAGACATTGGCAAGGGAGAACCTCCAAAGTTATGCCTTGGTGCCCAACAAATGGCACCCAGTCGAAAGAAAACATACCCTTCTCTACTGGCATGCAGTTCCGCATGGATTCCGATGGACTCCCGACCGAGTTAATTACAGTAGCACCGGATACCAAAGTGCTAGTCAAACCGGAAGCAATACAACAAGCCAAAGCAGATACCAAAATCATTCGGCTACTACTGCGTGGTATGGTGCGCCTCGGTGCATTTGATCAGTATGTCCAAGAACGACTTAATCGCCAATGGTATGTTGACCAACCAAAGAGAACGCCGTTATCAGACATCAACTACAAGACACCACTTGGTAGCGATGCTGAAGCCCTGTTCTTACTTGGCCTAGACAAAGCCAGCACACCTGATACTAGTTGTTATGTTAATAACAATTGGGTACAACGTAAACCGGAAGAGCGACACGCTATCTTGGTTGATAATGCGATCGAGCATGGTATGAAGATGTTACGTCGACATATCTATGAAATAACTGACGGCCTTGAAAGGGTAACAGTATGAAACTACGCGGACTAATTGCCAACTTTCTCAAAGAAGCACTACGACCACGCACTACACAAGAGATCGTGGGCATGGAACTACGTGAGGCATACCTTGCTAAGTTAGAAGCAGAGACTACGCTAGAGTATGCACAGAGCATGGTGGACTACAACCAAGCGCGTATTGATAGACTAACCAACAGACTACTTGACCTAGGAGTACATGATGGAACGTAAACCCGTGGGCATCACTGCCCCTTA